GTATTATTGTCGCAAATAAATTTTTGTATTGCCTTGTAAGTCCTTACACTATCATTATAACGTGTATAAATCATAGTGTTTAAAGTGCTTACATTCTCGGAGTTTTCCCCCATTTGGCGTACATTTCCACTTACTGCAACAACATTAGTCATATCCTTAAGGTATTGATAGTAAACAAACCCTTTAACCATTTCAACCATTCCATCCGAAATATAAATCCCACAGTTAACCTCATCATATTCAAAACTATTAAAAAGTGCTAAATATTTAGCATCTTGAGGAACACCAGCAACCAAATCGGCTTCAAACAATTTAAACAACTCTACACCTAGTAATTTTACTAAGTATTGGCGCTCGTATTTGTCAATATAAGCCTGTATTTTAGAAGCTTCATACATTCCACTATGTAGCTCGTATTTGCCCTTTCCAAAGTCTTGATATGTAATGTTAAGTAAGCTCATATTTCAGTTTAAGATAAAGCCCCCTTATCAATAGAGGGCTTTGTTTTGGTTTTCTTTTTTTTGCTTTTACAGTCTTCACACTCTTCACAGTTTGAACAATCGGATAAAACGGCAATAGAGTTCATCAACATAAAGTAAGATACTTGCTCGGTAACTTCTATTACCTCGCCTTTTTTCTTACCGTTATAATCTCTTATTAGTTTTACCTTTTTCATACTAAACCGCTGTAATGTCAGTTAATGCAGTTGCAATGTCAGAACACTTCATAAAAGCATCTTGGTTTATTTGTGCAACGTGGAATTGAATACGCTCAACAACTTTTAAAGTAACAATTTCGTGTTCAAAATTGTCATTGTTTTCGTAGCTCATTTCTAAAGTCGCACCTTGTCTATCCAAAATCTCGCCTTTAGTACTATCAAACACGAATAAAGTGTTGGCAGTTACCAATGGGCTTGTTACGATACGCATACCGTTTAATACACCGTCACCTGACATTACAAAGTTTGGTAACAAGTAATCGCCCTCGCTATTCTTTTGGTGCATAAACTTAACATAGTCGTTATAGTTCATCACGATAGTATCAGCGTTCCAGCTATTTTCTTGCCCGAAAGTGTAAATTTGCGCTTTCATTGCCGCAGTTAATTCCGCTAAAGTTGCAGAAGTAAACGCACCAGTGTAAGGAGCTAAAACGTTTGCTGGGTCAAACTCCGAAGAAATTGCATCGATTGATAAAATATCTTCCGAACCTAACAAAATTTCGCTATCCTCTTTTAACTTAACAGACTGCCCAACTAATTGCTCAACCTCAGAAGCTACGAACGCGTAGTCATCAATCATGTCTAAACATACATCAACGAAATCACGTATTTTTTGAATTTGCACCGTTCTAGTAACCCAAGTTTTTTTAGTGTTACTTGTTGAAGTAGCACAAGCAACAACCACTTTCGCATCTCTAGTTACAACATTTTCTTCACGGTATTTAACATACTCAGTTGATACAGGAACTCTGCGGAATAAGTCGATTATTCTTGTAGCTCTTACAGGTTTGAATACTGTACCTGGTAAGAAAGTAGCATAATCTGTACGTGTACCAATGTCGCTAGGGTCTTGTTGAGCTTTTAACGCTAATTCAAACTTTTTGTTTGACTTTAACGTTGCTTTAATTTCTTCCGATTTTTCAGCTAATAAACTAACTAAAGTTTTAGCACTTTTAGGAGCTTCTTTAGATGCCTCTTTTAAGGCTTTAATTGAGCTTTCAAGTTCTACCATTTTAGCTTTTAATTCTTCTGAACCGCTGTTTTTTTCGGTTAAAGATTTAACAGCCTCTAATTGCGATTTAACCGCATCTAATTCCGATTGAGGAACAAAGCCTTTTACAGTCTCTGCAATTTTACCCTCAAATTTTGCCACCACTTGCTCGGGTGTTAATTGATTTTCTTGCATTTTTTTAATTTTTAGTTTTACAATAATTTATTTAATTTGTTCCAATCAAAATTTGGTTTATTGTCGATTTGCTCAGCTTGTGCTTTGGAACTAATAGCGCTCGGCATCATTGCAAGGTCGATTAAACGCGAATTTAAGTATTTTAATTTCATTTCCAAATTATAAAGGCGTTCATCTGTACCTCTACCATTTATCAATGCTTTAGTAATTACATCAATTTCTTTACTTAGTTTTTCAACTAACTGGACTTTATTCTCTGATTTTCCAATGGCTAAAACCTCTGTAAATTCATTTGCTCCAAAAGTAACCGCCGACCCCTCATAAAGTTTAACTTCAAATATTTCATAGTGAAATGAGCCATCTGCATTGTCAACTTTTCGAACGTTATCAGTCATATATTGAAATCCTATCGAGTGCTCTTTAATAATGCCCTCTTCATAATCTCGTAATGCGTCTTCGCCCATTGTTGAAGTACCCAATTTACCAACAGCAAACAGTCCTAAATCGTCTTCCTCTAATTTTAACCATTTACCAATCTGTTGTTGCCAGTCGTGGTGGCGTAAAAATGCAATCTTTCTATTGCTCGGGCTATCAACTCCCCTATCTTTTAAACTCCTTGCAAAAGCACCTTTTTTTATAATATCCTTATCACTATCCAACACATCGAACTTGCTTAAATACATAGCAACTTCACGCTTACCCAACGAAATATCTTTAATTTCGGTAAGTGATTTTAAGTTGTAACCATTAATTAGTTTACTCATTATACAAATTTTTTGGTAAAAATACGTATTTTTGAAAAAAAAATAACAATTTTTCAAAAAAATATTATGCAAGATAACTTTTGGACTTCATTATTCGGCACAACATCGGGGAAAAACGATAATCTTTTAAAGATGATACAACGAAATGTTAATCAATTTTGGGGCAATACAACACCTCAATGGATAGATACTTCAAAACCTTACGATTTATATATTACTATTCCTGAACTAAGGGCGGTAATTAATAAACGTGCCATAATGATGTCGAGCGGTAAACCTTTACTTTGCGACAAAGACGGAAATGTAATTGAGCAACATTGGGCACTTGATTTAATTGCAAATCCAAATCCAACACAAAGCTGGTCGGACGTGATTTATAGTTTAAGCGTTAACGACGGACTTTTTAACAATTCATTTGCCTATTGCCCTTTAAGGTCGTTCAATATCCGAAACTTAATCGTGCCTTTACCAGCAAATAAAATTAAAGTAGTTGGGACAGGTAAGTTATTAGACCAAATCGATGCCGAGGGCTTAATTAAGGAGTTTCAGTTTTACTACGATAGTGTAAAATATCAAACTATTGAGTTAAAAGATATGGTGTATATGAACACCCCCGACGGTATTAATTTAATTAATGTCGAAAATAGGATTGAAACGCTTAAATATCCACTGTCTAATATTATGGCGTCTTATAAAAAGCGTAATGTTATATTGGAAAATATAGGCGCAATTGGTATTTTGTCAAGTAAAAAATCGGATATGGGTGGCTCGTTACCTATGACGCCTGAAGAAAAAAACGAAATCCAACAGGATTGGTTAAGACGTTCAAAAGATAAATTAGTAATGACTGAGGCGGATGTTAACTGGACGCCTATGAGTTACCCAACTAAAGATTTAATGTTATTTGAGGAATTAACCGAAGATAAAATAGCAATCATTGATGCCTACGGTTTAAGCTACAATTTATTCAGTAATGTAAACGGTGGAACGTTGGCAAATGGTAACGAAGTAAAACAGGCAATGCGTATGGCTTACCAAGATACGATAATCCCTGAAACGGAACAAATGTACACAACAATCAGCCAGCAGTTAGGATTAACTACGCAAGGTTTATATTTAAAGCCTGATTTTAGCCATATTGCGGTGTTGCAGGATGATATGAATTTAAAAGCTCAGGCACTAAATTCTAAAGCGGATGCGCTTAATAAAATTATACAAGCTGGAGTTGAATTAACTGAAGAAGAAAAAAGGACTATAATTGGAATAGCTTAGGAAATAAGCCCTTTAAAAACATTGCCAACCCAGCTAAACAGTCGGGTGCATCGTCGTGTTTATTTTTACCCTCTTTACTAAAACTCTCTACATTAGCAATAAATTGATGATAATCTATACTATTAACCTCTAAGAAATGAAAGGAGTTAATGATAAAGGCGCTCTCCATTATAATACGTGTAATCTTATTGGTAGTGTTATTAACTTGTAATATTTGCGTTTTAGTTAATTTCTGCAATTGTCGGCTAAACATTGCCCCCATGCTGTTGCTCTCAACTCGGCAATATTTTACGCCCCAATCATTTAACTTTTGAGCACACAAAGGAAGCGTAACATCGGTGTTTGCTTGGGTAAATACGTAATCAACAATATACACTTGATTACCTATAATTCCACCAATTGCCATAGCTGTAAAATCCGCCCCTTGGTCGCTAACATCAATATAACCAACGTAGCCCTCTATCTTTGTTTTATCGATAGTTTGAACTTTGTTAAGTCCACTGAATAACCTACCTTTTAAATCAACTGGCTCTTGCATATATTCAGCGCTCCAAATATCGGGATTAATTCGCCCCCTTATCTCTTCATATTGTGCGGTGCTCATAACATCTTCGCAAAATGTTTCGCCATTTTCGTTAATTGCTGGGATTATTATACTTTTATCATACAGATTTTTCTCGATATTTCGCCCGATAACGTCGTTAATACTCCAGCGCGTACCAATATCTATTTTTCGGCAATTTTTTTCTAGCCTACTATCGTGGGTAGCTTCTTTCCATGCCAAAATCTTATCGTTTACCGTATCAGATAGCGCATCTTCCATTCCTCGATATAAGTCATCGGTAACAGCTAACTTTGTAGCACCAAAACCGATAATAGTACCACCTACACCAGCACCGAAATAGCCTACTTGTTTGCTGTGGTTTGTGTTCCAGCCTTGTAAGTTTGCCTTGTCATCGGATAGGCTTACATTCGGGAATACTTTTTGGAATTTATCGGATTTTAGTACGTTTCTAACATCGTAGCTAAATTTTAGGTATAAAGTAGCTGTACACGTGTTACGCATTACGCTTTCTTGTGGATTTCGCC